GACATGTCCAGCGACTCCTGGCTGTCCAAAAACATTCGCCCGCTCACGCTGATTTTCATCTTGTTCGCATACTTCACGTTTGCCATGATGTCAGCGTTTGACTACGAGACCCGGGGCAACTACGTTGAACTGCTCGGCCAGTGGGGCATGCTCATCATGAGCTTCTACTTCGGCGGGCGCACTCTTGAAAAAATCATGGACATGAAAGGTAAGAAATGAACTTGACCCCCCACTTCACCCTTGAAGAACTTACGCATACAGACCACCGCGATCTAGATAATACACCAAATGAGCACGAACTTGAGAATCTTAAACGCTTGGCTGCGTTTCTTGAAGAAGTCAAAACCCTCTTGGGCGGCAAGCCCATCATGGTCAACAGCGCTTTCCGCTCCAAAGCTGTCAATGATGCTGTGGGCTCTAAAGATACTTCTCAGCATCGCGTCGGCTGCGCTGCTGACATTCGGGTTCCCGGAATGACGCCTGATGAGGTTGTCAAGGCAATCATTGCGTCTGGTATTGGGTACGACCAAGTGATTCGTGAGTTTGACCGGTGGACGCACGTGTCTATACCTAACGTGCCCGCGTCAACGGCCCGAAACCAAGCCCTCATTATCGACAAGCAAGGCACACGCGCCTACGCATGAAGTTATAATGAAGCGTCGTGTATAACCATAGGACATTGTGATGACCGTAGCTGCAGTAATGACCTACGACAGCCTAGTGGAGAATGTCCAGAGCTATCTGGAGCGAACCGACACGGCTACGCTGGAAAAGATACCTCTATTTATCATGCTCGCTGAGCAGCAGTTAGCAGCTGACATAAAGTTTTTGGGTAACTTGACCGTCGTGGCCAGCGTTATGAACGTTAACGACAACGTACTCAGTAAGCCCGCCCGGTGGCGCAAGACGGTCTCAATGAATATCACTGTTGCAGGCGAACGCATGCCCGTACTACTTCGCAAGTACGAGTATTTGCGTGAGTACGCCCCCAACCCAACGGACACCGGGTTGCCGAAGTTTTATTGCGACTACGACTACACGCACTGGATGGTGGCCCCGACGCCGGACGCCGCTTACAACTTCGAAGTGCTCTATTATGAGCGCGTTCAACCTCTAGACTCTAGCAACCAATCTAACTGGTTTACCGAGTACGCCCCCCAAGCTCTTCTGTACGGCTCGCTGCTTCAGGCGATGCCTTTCCTGAAAAATGACCCCCGGGTCGGACTTTGGCAGTCTTTGTACGGCCAAATTGTGGCGGCATTGAAAAATGAAGACGTCACCCGAATCGGCGATCGACAATCTACGGTGCTTGACACATGAGTTACAACAGCCCATTTACCGGCCAGGTTATCCAGCCGACAGATGTTTCGTACCGCGCCATAACCCTCAGCGCGGACTCCACACTTTCGTGGCCCATCAATGGCAGCGCAACGGACAATGCCGCCGCGCGAATCATGGATGTCACGTCGTTGTCCAGCGGGTTGGCGCTTTCCGGCGTCACGGTGGCGGGCACGAACGGGCAGTGCACCTGCTCCACCACGCCTAGTCTTTTCGTTGGACAGGCGGTAGTAGTCACCGGCGTGAACTCGGGAACCGCAACCGGAATCACAAGCGGTAATACGTACTACATCATCGCCACTAACGGCATCACGACCTTCACGTTATCCGCGTCGCTAGGCGGGGCGGCGGTAGCCACCACGGCAGGTACGACTTCTGGTTTGACCTTTACGCTGGACTCGTTCTCGCTAGCGATGCCGCCCGCGAATCAAGCCTCCGTCGGTATTGACGCCCTGTTTAGAAACGTGGGATCGTACGACTTTACGGTCACAGATTTTGACAACGGCCCGATTGTGACAATCGCTCCGGGTGAAGCAAAATACGTTTATCTAACCGAGAACAACGACACCGCCGGAACTTGGGAGCTTATCGCTTTCGGCGTGGGCACTTCGAACGTTGACGCAGCGACGCTGGCCGGGTACGGGCTTAAAGCAATTAGCAACACGCTGAACGCCGCGCACAGCGTTACAACGTTCGCCTCAAGTTACACTGCGCTGGCTACTGACCGCGCCGCGTCTTATGTTTGGACTGGAGGGTCTGGCACCCTGACGCTGACCTCGGCTATCACGCTGGGCAACGACTGGTTTATGTTGGTTCGCAACGGCGGCACCGGCACTTTGACAATCGCCCCTGACGCTGGAATTCAGATCAACGGCGCATCCACAATCGCCTTGCAGCCTGCGGACTCTTGCGTGATCTGCTGCTCTGGCGCTGCCTTCTACACCGTCGGCCTTGGCCGCAGCACTCAATTCAACTTCACTCAGCTCACCAAGGCCGTAGTGACTGGTAGCTATACTCTGAGCGCGTCTGAAGCGGCCAACACGATTCAAAAGTATACCGGTACGTTGACTGGTAACGTGACCGTGGTGCTGCCGCAGACCGTGCAGGTGTACTACATCACGAACCAGACAAACGGCGGCGGCCCCGGCTATCAGATCACATTCACCACCGGCGCAGGCGGCGCAACGGCTACGGTGCCCGCCGGACAGCAGGTTATCTTGCTGTGTGACTCGGTAAACTTGCTCAACGCCTCCACTATCGCCGCTGGCGCGGTGAACGTTTCTTTGGTGGACGGTACAGTGGGTGCTCCGTCGCTGAACTTCGCCACTGAGACTTCTACGGGTATTTACCGCCCCGGGTCGGGCGAGTTCGGTATTTCTATTTTGGGCGTCAAACTATTCGGTTTGACAGCTACAGGGTTGACCGTGCCCGGAACCGGAACCTTCACCGGCGGGGTGCAAGGGGGCTTGTTCTAATGACCGCAAAGGTTTTCGCTCTAGACACTAAAGCTGGCATCCAGAGAGATGGAACTATTTTTGATAAATTGTTCTACAATGACGGGCGCTGGGTCAGGTTTCAGCGCGGACGCCCCCGCAAAATTGGCGGTTATCGCGTTATCTCTGACCAGTTGCTAGGGCCTTCTCGGGGTATTTGGCTCAACAGCCAAAACGCTTTTACGTCGGTTTTTTCAGGGTACTCAGGCGGGTTGCAAGTACTGACTATAGATGATAACGGCGTAGGGGCGGGCGTAGGCGACTTCACGCTGTCGAACTTTACTAGTTCTCCGCTGAACTTGTGGCAGTTTGACGGCTTCTACGACGTTGCCGGCTCGGGCGTCCAATCGCTTGTAGCTCACCCCGGTCAAAACTTAACGGCGGTAGACAACGACAACAACACTCCGGTGTTGATAGGAGATATCACCGGGACGTCTATGAGCCAAGTCGGCGTCTTTACCGACTCGGTTACAACTACCGCTCTGTCAGCTACGATCACGCTTGCGGCCGCGAACCCGCTGATAGGGGCAGGGCAGACCATAACCGGCGCGGGTATACCGGCAAATACGACTGTAGTGTCTGTAAGTACGACAACCGTGGTCATGTCTAACAACGCTACCGCGTCAGCTACAGTGACGGCAACTTTCAACAACAACATATCAGTGTCCGGCGGCATCGTGTCGCTGCACCCGTACTTGTTCGTGTACGGTAATAACGGCCTGATTCAAAACTGCTCAGCCGGTAATACGAACGATTGGGTGTCGGCTGATGCGAACGCGACGAACGCAGCAACGGGTAAGATAGTGCAAGGCTTGCCCGTTCGCGGCGGCTCTAACTCTCCGTCTGGTTTGTTCTGGAGCCTGGACAGCCGTATCCGCGTGTCCTATATCGGCGGGTCCGGAACCCCTCCTCAGTACTGGCGCTACGACATCATCAGCAGTCAATCGTCTATCTTGTCTAGCCAGTCCGCTATCGAGTATGACGGTATCTATTACTGGTGCGGGGTGGATCGTTTCTTACTGTATAACGGTACGGTAAAAGAGATCCCCAACTCGATGAATCAGAACTACTTCTTTGATAACCTGAACTACGCGCAGCGGCAAAAGGTTTGGGCTACCAAGGTTCCCCGCTATGGCGAGATCTGGTGGTTCTATCCTAGGGGTGACTCCACCGAGTGCAATGACGCGGTCATTTACAATGTACGCGAGAACACTTGGTATGACGCAGGAACCGCGCTGGGGGCTCGCCGCTCTGCCGGATATTTCTCTCAAGTTTTCGCGTATCCTATAGAGGCCGGTTGGGCTACGGTGCCGAGTGAGACGATATTTTCTGGTAGTTTTAATGAAGTCACTGGTAGCGAGTTTTTATACTCTGACACGTACAATACACAAGTCGCGCTGCGCCAGGTAGTGTCCGGCTCCAATATACCTACCGGAACTACGGTAGTCGCCATCACCAGTTCGAATATCAAAACCCTGGGAACGATAACGCCCGGGTCTGGCTACGTGAACGGCTCTTATACAAACGTCCCGTTGACGGGCGGCTCCGGAGCGAACGCTGAGGCAACCATCGGGGTATCCGGCGGGCAAGTGAGCACCGTAACTATAACGGCGCGAGGGGCCGGGTATATTATCGGAAACACTTTGAGCGCGTCCAATACAAACTTGGGCGGTACAGGTTCCGGGTTCTCTATACCAATTACAGCGATTTACGCGCAGGCCATCGAGATGTCTGACGCAGCTACGGGTACCGGAACCGCGACTTTGACATTCTCCACTAATCCTGATCGGATTTTAGTTTACCAGCACGAAATCGGTACGGATTCTATCTACGGGCAGAACGTAGAGTCCATAGAGTCGTACTTTGAGACCAATGATCTTGGATTGGTTAGCGGGGGGCCTGCTCAGCCTGCTATGGTTGGGGAGAACTTCTGGTTGCACTTGGAGCGCCTAGAGCCTGACTTTTTGCAAGTGGGTGAGATGGAGCTATACATCACGGGCCGCCCGTTCGCGCAGTCGGAAGACAAGACGACGGGGCCGTACTTGTTCGAACCCGGCACTGGTAAAATAGACCTTAGAGAGCAGCGTAGAGAGTTGCGGTTAAAATTTAGAAGCAACGTACAGAACGGGGATTACCAGATGGGTCGAGTTATCGTCAATGCAGACGGTGGAGATGTGAGGGGTTATGGCCCTTAATCCCGCGCTCGTCTATGACCCTCGTTACCACAACTTTGAGTCGTGGGCATCGCTCATGTGCGAGGCGTACGCTCCGCAGCAGTTGGAAATACCGACCGCGACGACAGACTGGAAGCTTTGGGCTGACGGGTTGAAAGCGATTGACGTTTTCACGAACGAGGCTATCCCGGGGGCGCAAGGGTTTAACGACTGGCAGCTTTGGGCGGAGGCGTTGATGAACGCCGTGAATCCAGGAACTATCTGATATGATCACCCCATTAGAACAAGCACAATCTGCCGTCTACAACGCGCAAAAAGCGTCTTTGGGAAAAGCAGATTACAACTCTGCGTATGACACCAACAATGATGGCAAGATAAATAATGAGGACGTGACCGCCTTGAACAGGCAGTACGTTCAAATGTTGGATGATCGGGTTGCTGAAACGAACGCTATCTTAAAAAAGGGAGAAGCGAACAGAAACTATTTCACGGTCACCCGACAAGATATAGAGTTAAATCCTGAGTTGACACCGCAACAGCTTGCCAACCATACTGTTGTCAATTACTGGAGCCAGCAGTCAGAGCCTTATGGTCGAGTGATGGCTGCTATCAATGATGGCACGGCTAAGTTTGCTCAAATTCCATCAGGGACTTTTGATGAATGGGGCAATCAAATAACCAATTTTGGGTTGACCACAGATCCTGACAACCCAAGATGGAACAACTCAATTCAGTTGAGTCCTACTGATCAACCCAACGTCTATTCTTTTTCTGTCCGCAACCAAGTTGCGGCTGGTAATATTTCTGGCGCAATCGTAGCCAACCCTGAAACTGGGGTTGTTGCCCCGATCATGGACGCTTCAACGCAGTTTGGGTACACGCCCGGAAGTCCCGGCGGGTTTATACGAAACCTTGTCGGCGGCGTCATGGGCGCGGTTTCCGACCTCGGGCCTCTAGGCGCTCTAGCTCTAGCGTACGTAACTGGAGGGGCCGGAGTCGCTGTTGGCGAAGCTCTTGGCTTGTCCGGCGCAGCCGCTGCCGTAGCCGGTAATACAATAATCAACACGGCCCTGAATGGGGGCGATATTGGTAAAGCCCTTACCGGGTCGTTAGCGGCATACGCAGGGGCTGAAGCTGGAGGCTTGGCCGGTGAAGTTGCCAAGAATGGAGAGCTCGGGGCGTTCCTTAAAGCGAACCCGGATTACGCGTCACTTATCGCTGGCGCAGCGACAAAGACTCTAGCTCTAGGTGGGAACGTAGAAGACGCGATTAAAAACGCCACTATCGGCGTAGCCGCAGAAGCCGCGACAAAACAAATACCGAATTTCCAAAAATATGACCCCTCGGTACAAGGCGCGATAAAAACTGCGATCTACCAAGAGCTACAAGGTAAAGATGTAAATCTACCTAACCTGATCACGAACGCCGCGACTACCGGTTTAACTTCTTACGCGCTAAATCAGCTGCCTGAGTACAAAAACGCAGACCCGAAGCTGAAATCTTTGATCGCATCTCAAGTCTCAGCCGGATTATCTGGCAGACCTCTGGATCAGGCTGCTATCAACTGGGCGATGTCTCAAGGTAGCAAAGCGATTTCCGACTCGGTCAAAACGACAACGACGCCGGAAACGAAACAGATAGTAGATGTATTCAACAACCCGAACGTCGTTGTCGGCGAAGGAACGCAAGTAGCAGGCCCCGGCGGAGTGTCTGGTGGTGAAACGGCAACGGGGGATTCGCTTGGTATGCCGAGCGAATTGAAATCTGAAATTGCGACTTACCTATCTAGTAATGCTGGAAAAGACTCCAGTATAACTAAAGATCAAGATGGGGTTTACACAGTGTATGACCCGTCAAACGCTAGAACTTTAAAGTTCAGCTCTGACGGTACGTTCCTTGGTCAAACAGCGTCCGTGTCTATGGAAGAGGGACAAACAAAACCCCTCGCCAGTGACCTCATGACAGCGCTGGTAAAATACTTCCCTCCGGAAGAAAAAGGTGAAGGAACTGTCGCTGATAGTACATACACCTACTCCCAAGGTACAGGAGGCACCGAAACAGGCGCTCCGGGTACAGGCTCCACGGTCGGTAGCGGTGAGGGGGCTGGGGCCGAAGTT